AGGAGAATTACCTGGGATAACTCTAAATTTCATACCTAGAGCTACGAATATCCATGACTATCCAATACCAGGAGAGAAGTTGACATTTGATCCTTTAAATGTTACATTTAGAGTAGACGAAGATATGACCAACTTCTTAGAAATATATAATTGGCTTGTTGGTATTACTGGCGTGACTTCATTAGAAGAAAGACGCCTATATGAAGCAGAGAGTAGAAACAATTCGATTTACTCAGATGCCACCCTACTTATCCTAAGCAGTAAGTATAATCCAAATCTTCGTATAAAATTTGCAGATATGTTTCCGGAAAATATTTCATCACTAAGATTCGAAACTACCGGAACTGATATTATTTACTTAGAAGCTACAACCTCCTTTAGATATAGGAGTTATAGTATAGAAAGGGTCTAAATGAAAATTGACGATATTATAACAGAATGGAAAAAAGACGCTAAGATTAATGAAATCGATCTAGATGAATCAAGTATCGCCATTCCTGTTCTTCATGCAAAATGGCTCGACGTTCTAACAAAAGAACGCCAAAAACTTAGAAAATTAGAAATCAAGAAAAAACAACTTCAAAAAACGCTTTTTCAGTACTTTAGAGGCGAACTAAATAACCCAGACGATCTAAAAGAGATAGGCAGAGAACCTCTTCTATCCAAACCTCTGAATTCAGATACTCAGATGCATATCGATAGCGATAACGAAATGGTCGATATGCTCATTAAAATTTCTTACCAACAAGAGGTAGTAGACGTACTAAACGAAATCTTAAAATCTATTAACACAAGGAATTGGGTAATCCGTAATGCAGTGGAGTACCGTAAACATACGCAAACATGATTGAAATCAAAGACCTCAATGAAACCTTCATACAAATAAGATCAGATAAAGGTATCGCCATGGAACTGAACGAAAAATTCGCGTTCTTCGTTCCAGGCTACAAATACATGCCAGCATACAAAAATACAGGCTGGGATGGAAAAATCTATCTGTTCAACTTAAACAATAGAACCATATATAAAGGTCTATTAAAGTATATTCTAGAATATTTTGATGATAACAAATATGAATATACTCTAGACGATACACTAAACACTACAACTGAATATTCAGTGTATGAAGCATTGAAGTTTGCGGCGAGTCTAAATCTATCACTAGAACCATATGAGTATCAAATTGAAGCTTTCTGCCATGCTATCAGAGAAAGAAGAGCACTCTTTCTATCTCCGACCAGCTCCGGCAAATCACTTATTATATATCTCATAGCAAGATATTTTACCGGTAAAAGAAAACTTATAATTGTACCTACGATTTCACTAGTTAGACAGATGGAAGGCGATTTCAAAGAATATTCTCAAGGCGAATTTGAAGACATTCTAGGTATTACCGGTAAGACTGATAAAGCATGGAAAGAAGATATCACCAACGAAGTCGTGATATCAACCTGGCAGTCTATACAGAAGATGCCTAAAAAATTCTTCGAACAATTCGACGTTGTAATGGGCGACGAAGCACATACATTCCAAGCAAAGTCTCTAAAAGAGATTATGGAAAAAATGCCAAACTGTGTCTATCGATATGGTTTCACAGGTACGATTGATGATTCCTTAACAAACAAGTTAGTTCTTGAAGGACTTTTCGGTCAAGTCTATGAAACAATTTCGACCAAACAGCTTATGGATGAAGGAAAAGTAGCCAAATTGAAGATTAAGATGCTAAATCTTAAATATTCGAAAGAAATTCGACAAGCATACGCACGAAAAGACTATCAAAGTGAAATCGACTTCATAATAAAAAATAATAAACGAAATAAGTTCATAAAGAACTTGACATTATCTCTAAAAGGTAATACACTAATATTATTTCAACGTGTAGAGCATGGAAAGAAACTTCATGAACTTCTATACGATGAAAACAGTAAAAGAAAAATATTTCTTGCTTATGGTGCTACCGATGAGGATTCGCGCGAAGAGATACGTAAAATTGTAGAAAAAGAAAAAGATGCTATCATTATTGCTAGCTACGGAATTTTCTCTACTGGCGTATCAATCAAAGCTATTCATAACATCATATTCGGAAGTCCATATAAGAGTAAGATCAAAGTACTACAGTCAATCGGCAGAGGTCTCAGAGTAAGTGCCGCTAAAATTAGCTGCACTCTGTTCGATTTAGCCGATGATCTAAGATGGAAGTCTTGGGTAAACCACACTCTAAAACATTCTGGAAAAAGATTCCAGTTATACAATAAAGAGAAATTCGATTACAAAATTTATAACATTGATATTAAATGAAAGGCTTAAAATGTCAGATTGTCGTATCTTTAAACTTTTTAATGGAGAATTTTTACTAGGAAGAGTTATCGAAAAACAGGCAAATGGAGTAGTACTTTATAAACCAGCTACTGTTCAATTTTCAGAAGAACAAGGTATTCTATTTACAGAATTATTCGATGGTTTATCCGATAGTGAAAATTACTATGTTCATTTGTCTAATACTATTTCTTCTGGTAATCCCGAAGCGATGTTAACTGTCCTATATCAAATCTACATTGAAGAGATTACAGAGGAAGAAGGACAGAAATTGATAAACGAAATGCAATCTATCAACAACTTAGATCATGTAACGTTACATTAAAGCTATTCATCGAAGAACCCTACATATATAATGTAGCAGGCTGTCAACCAAAAAGCAAGAGGAAAAATGACAAAACGAGAAAAAAATTATTATGTTGATGATGAAAAATTTCTCCAACATATGACCGAATATCGCAAAAAATATCTAGAAGCGATTGAAAATGATCTTGACAAACCTAAGCTTTCCAACTATGCTGGAAAGTGTATAATGGACATTGCCTATAACCTAGCCAGAAAAGGCAATTTCAGAAACTATACCTATCGCGATGAAATGATTGAGTATGGCATCGAAAATGCTATCGCCTATGCTCATAACTTTGATCCCGATAAAAAGAAAAGTCCATTCAATTACTTTACAACTATTATATATTATGGCTTTCTATACGTTCTAGCTAAAGAAGAAAAAAATCTTTATATCAAATATAAATCAATTGAAAACTTTAATATGGAAGCAGCGCTATCAGGAGAAGAAAATCCTGAGACTATTGTACAGAATGTAGGTACTCTAGAAAAGATGTATGAATTTATAGAAAGATATGAAGCTAAAATAGAAGCTAAAAGATTGAAAAAGGAAGAGAAGAAAAATGCCCAGGTTTAGAAAAAAGCCAGTAGTTATTGATGCATTTAAAGTTCCTGAGATTGATGATATTGACGGTAGACTAGAATTCGAAGAGTGGGCTAAAAAGATGGGCGCTAAACCAGGAGAATTAGTCTGGAAAGGCTCGATAGGTCTCTACGTTAAAACTCTTGAAGATGGTGAAGACGGTAAAGTTAAACATTTCGGACAGGTAGGTGATTATATTATCAAAGGAGTTCAAGGCGAGTTTTATCCGTGCAAACCAGATATTTTCTCCGCAACATATGAAGAGGTAAAATGAAAATTGCTTTAATTACAGATACACATTTCGGCGTGAGAAATGATAATCAAATATTTCACGATTATTTTAAAAGATTTTATGAGACAGTATTTTTCCCTTACCTAGATGAACATGGAATTACAACGGTTATTCATCTAGGTGATCTAGTAGACAGACGTAAATATGTAAACTTCCTGACAGCCAATAAACTATACGAAACATTCATCAAGCCTCTCAGTGATAGAAATATCGATTTTCACTGTATTATAGGAAATCATGATATTTATTTTAGAAACAATTTACATATTAATGCACTTAATGAGATTTACAGAAACAATCCTAATGTCAAAATAGTTGATAAGCCCACTGAATTAGATTTCGCCGGGCTTAGAATGCTATTAGTTCCTTGGATATGCAATGAGAACTACAACGATTGTTTCAACGCAATTCACGATACAAATGCAGATATCCTTTTAGGTCATTTAGAGTTGAACGGCTTTGAAATGTACAGAGGGTCAATCTGTGAACAAGGTCATCCTATTGCACCTTTCAGAAAATTTGAATACGTATTTTCTGGGCACTTCCACCATAAGTCGCATGATCAGAATATTCATTATTTAGGCGCACCCTATGAAATGACATGGTCAGATTATAACGATGATCGTGGTTTTCACGCTTTCGATACAGAGACTAAAACTCTAGAGTTCATTAAAAATCCTTTATCTATTTTTAATAGAATCA